ACATTTTTGATGAAGGCATACAGTCTTATGTCTAATCTATTCTGCTGTCTACTCCACCAACACTTTACATTATTTATCTTAACTTCAGGAATTATCTTGAATAACTCTGTAGTAGATATTTCGCCAATACATATTCTTTGTTGTAAAGGATTATAAATCATATGCACTCTCGCCTGTCTCCATTGTTTCTTTTAGTTCTGCTTTTTCATCTGGGTCAAGTGCGGTGTGAGGGCCAATCTTTAGCGTGTCCCAGTTCATTTCTGATACAAATGTTTCTGCTTTTCCACTTCTCATTTTATCACATTTAAACTTGATACAAGGCTCTTGGTCGCCCCAATGCTGAATACTATACGCAGCATCGACAGCATCAAGAATCCCTTTCGAGAATCTTGCTTCGCCTTTTTCATTTGTTTGGAAAGCAGAGAGAACTAGAACTTGGTTCTCCTGCGCTAGTGCTTTTAGACCTTTAGATATTTCTATCTGTTCAGTCCAATCATATTGACCTGAGCGACCGGGAGCGTTGTGGCGTCTAACTTGGTTTAGGTAGTCTACGATAACTAGACCGAGGTCTGGTAGCTGTGCCTGTTTCTGCCTCACTACACTGATAATTTTTGCCAATGTAAGTGATGGGTCATAAAAGACATCTACTTGAGGTTTATCTGCTAAAGGATTTCGTGTAAGTTGATAATGAAACTTATCAAAGTCACGATGTTCCTTGTATTCTGATAATGCCTCGCTACCGCTATCAAATCTATCTGCCCACCATTCCGCAACTTTATCCCACTCCATAGGAGATAGGTTTCTAGTTTTAACACGGTTGGTTGGCACTCCTGTTGCTAGTGAGCATACTCTTTGTAGAATTTGTCTCGTGTCCATTTCGATTGTGAAATAAAGAACGGATTTACCTTTAGATTGAGCTGCTTGTGCTATATTACAACAAGTAAAAGATTTACCTCCACCACGCTGTCCGCCAACAACGACTAGGTCTTTGGGAGAGAATGTGTAGTCTAAGTCATACTCCTGATTTAGACCAAGTGGTAAGAACTTCTGCAAGTCCTCATCACTGTCAAACAACTCAATAGTATCCATACTTTCGTTATCGTCAGTAGTTTCTACTCGGTCTTCAACTTGTACTACAATTTCTTGCAGTAAGTCTATATTTTCACGAGCATCGCCGATAGCTATTTGGTTGTCAATGAAGCCCTCTATCCTTGTTAAGATTTCGGACTGAGTAAATTGATTTTTTAAGTAATCTAATAGAATGATTGACTCAACATCTGTTTCAACTGTTTCGATAGCATATATCTTTTCTTGAAGTTCTCTTGAACGAACCTCTAGTTTTAAGTCTTCAAATGTTGGTAATGCGTGATACTTGTGTACGTGCTTGTCTACTATCTTCCACAGTTTTCGGTATTCACCTTCAGGGAAGTAGTGTTCTTTGAGTCCATTCCAAGTGTGGAAGTCTCCGTTTGCAAGTATCTGCTTAAGTAAAGCACTTTCTAATGTCAATTGTCTCTCCCAAAACAAAAATTAAATTACAAAAAAGGGCAAGCAGGCAGGAAGCCTACTCACCCAGAGTTAGGATAGGTTATTAACCTATTTCTTTTTTAGCAGCTCCGTTATAGTCTGAGCACTGTAAGCCTCTTCTAGTAAGCATTGTTTTCACGCCTCTTACTGTTTTGCCGATTTCATCAGCAATTTCTTCAACAGTCATGCCGTCAATGTCGACACCTGCTAAAGGGTCAGCTTTGCTTGAACCTTTGGTTTCTTTCTGCTTAGGAATAGCATTGATTTCACCAGCTCTAAGTAGTGATAATGCTTTTCCTCTGATTGAGTTTACACTTCTGCCTAAAGCTTCAGCGATATCCTCAATGAAAGCTCCGTCGTTTACTAAAGAAACGAACTGGCTTTCTTCTTCCTCGTTGTAAGACTTAACAGTCTCAACTTTAGGAGCAGGTTTAACATGCTCTGTAAGTTGCATAGAAAGAATTTTACCTTGAATTGATTTTGCACTAAATGCTCCACCTTCAAAGTTTTCAGCGATTTCTGCATATGTGTAGCTACCGCTGTTGTCTTGTACGAATGTGCTAAGAGTTGCTTCTTGCTCATCTGAAAAAGACTTAGATTGTGATGCAGAAGCAAGTTCTACTTCAAAACCCATTTTTCTTAATTTTGAACTAACACTTCTTACTGAAGTTTCTAGTTCGTCTGCTGCGTTAGCAACAGTTGCCTGTGATACAGGGCTTTCTCCACCGACAAAGTCCACTAAAGATTGTGTTCTTTCGTCTGTCCATTTTGGTAATGCCATTTTTAATTATCCTCAATTAATGATTTAATATTACTTATTATTAAAACACCTCGGTCACGAGCTGTTTGCGTTTTTGCTGACTCGATTCCAGACTCATTTACTAGATGAGTACAGTCTTTTGTCAGACTTGATTTTACTACGAAGCCATAATTTTCTAGCACTGCTTGTGCGTGTGCTTTTGTTGGATATGACTTTAACTTACCTGTTATACAAACAACACCTGTGACCTCTTTCTTTTTACTAATTTTATTATTCCAATTGAAGGGTAGTGTGTCTTTGTATCTATTTGGATAGAATTCAGTTTCCATAAAGTTTACCAAGTTAGCAGATGCTTTTGGTCCGATACCTGCCTCAGTACAACTGTTCTCGCTTATTTCTTCGATGTGTGAAATACTATCGCATAATTTTTGAGAAGCCGACCGACCAATAAGTGGTATTGAGAAAGCAGGTAGAATGTCTACCAACTTGCTACTCTTAGACTTTTGTAATTCGTCATAGAGTTTCTCTGCTAATCTTTTACTGTGTATTCTATCCTGTATATCTGATACAGTAAGTTCGTAAAGTTCGGGCAACGATTCAACACCTAACTTAAAGATAGTTGCTGGGCCGAGCCCTTTAATTTTGAGAGTGGAAGCAAATGATTCCAACTTTTTGTTCCACTGTGCAGGGCACTTAGAGTCTCTACAAAACAATTGTTCGTTAATCAACTCTAAGACACTGTCACAAGCAGGACAGTTAGTTGGTGGTATAATTTGCTTCACTTATCTTCTCTCTCTCAAATATATAATATATTATACAAAAAGTTTGGGCATGTGTCAAGAACTATTTTTGAAATGCTATGCACGTTTTTCACATTCAAAATTTATTACTCCTCGTATATGTGAGTATCTTCGACTATGTTTCGATTCTTCCACTGAAACACCCATGCTTTCCACTTTTTAACTAAAAAGTTTATCCAATTTTTTATCATAAATATCCTTTATTATTTTATCCGCCATTGCTTGATGCCCCTCTTCTAAAGGGTGGTCTAATGGACCATACTTATTTTTGAGTCTAAACTTAGTCATCTCATAAAAGCCTTCATCATACAATTCTGGGATTTCTCTTGCGAAATCTTTTTCTGTCATATTGTACTGTTGTTCCCATATAACATTCGCACCTTCTTTTCTATTGTCATTTAATGAGTCTAGTGCGCAGTTTATCTGTCCTTTACTCATCCAATAAAATAGATGCGGTATTCCCATGCCGTTTAGCATATGTCTCATGTATATCATATTGTGTAGAGTTTCAAGTAAATTCCACTTTATATTTCTACAATCTTTCATATACTTTTTCCAACCATCATACTGGTCGCGTGTCATATCGGGATGACAATATATTTCGCTATGTATTATCTTTAATTTACTTTTATCAAAAGCAAATCGTATATGCCCTACTTGTCTCCATATCCCTAAATCATTTAGATACTCTACTCTATTTGGTCCAGACCATACAAGTATTACTAGCTTGGGTTTCTTAGGCATCTGCATCATATCAGTAGAAGTAACTCTAAGTATTCTATCATTACCTCCACCTATTTTAGATGACCTACTCCAAGTTGTATTGAAATGTTCTGCAACCAAATGAGTAAAACAATTATTAAATCTATCTTGTAGTTCCATACCTTGCACAAAACTACACCCATTAAAATAAATATCAGGGTGTGTACTTGTAAATCTTTTACAAGTGTCAGGTTCATCTACATAATTTAAATCTAATACTGATTCGCTCAAAATACTTTTACTCCGTAATTCTTTTCAAACTCTTGGGCATCCTCCCAAGTATTTACCATTGGTTGTCCTTTTATATTTAAACTTGTGTTTAATAACATCGGTACTTTTGTCGCCTCATAATAAGTTTCTAGTATGGGTCGAAGTATTGATGTGCTGTCCTTTCTAACCACTTGTACTCTTGCAGTTCCGTCAACATGACTGACTGAGTTGTAGTCATGTTTTGCTTTTGAAACATACTGCATATATTCATTAGCAAATCCTTCAAAATATTCATCTACAAACTCCTCGAGTATCGCTGGGGCAAAAGGACGAAACTTTTGTCTACGCTTGATGGTATTGACTGTATCTTTAATATCATAACGGACATCACCAAGCAAAGACCTATTACCGAGCGCCCTAGGGCCAAACTCCGCTCTTCCATTTGCTACTCCTACTACTTTATTGTTTAATAATTCTTCTACTACTTTTATGGGGTTTACCTCTCTTTCTATATTGTACCCTAAGTAGCAATCTTTAAAATCTACTTTTTGTCTTGTGTGTGCTAATATGCAACCTAGTGAACTTCCTGCATCTCCTGGGCTTGGGAATATCCACATATCATCAAATATGCTACGAATTTTACTATTCGCTACGCAATTCAATGCAACACCACCAGCATATGCAACTTTTGTTCCATACTTACGAGCTATAGTAAATATCTCCATAAGTTCACTTTCTAAGTGTGCTTGTGCTGATGCGGCAATATCTTCAGGTGTTTGCCAAAACCATTTATTCATGGGAATACCTTTATGATGATTCTCATTTATAAAATCTATCATATCAATACCAATATCCCCATAGGCAGCCATGCCCATAGTTATATATTCATCTTCGTTTGGTTTTAGTCCTATTCGTTTCGTTATAGCACTATAAAATAATCCTAATGACCAAGGATATTGTTTTGACCATACTTTTTTATTGTCTACCCAAATACTTGCAGTATCAAACTCTCCAATGGCATCTATTACAACTGTGCTGTCAGGTACGAAAGGAGCAGTAAAATAAGCAGCGGCAGCATGACTTTCATGGTGAAGGATATTTGTAATATCATATTGTCTACCATTCTCTGTTTTTGCCATTCCGTACATTTCTCGTCTAGCATTTTTGAGTTCAGTATTCTCATAAAAAATTGTTTTATCATATGCGTACTCATTATAAGCATGGTCTTTTACCCAATTAGGCACCCATCTATCGTTCTTTTCTCTTGTTAATCGTTCTATGTGACTTGCGAATAATATCTTATCGTCTCGCATGACAGCAATACCTGCGTCATGAAATCCCTCACTAATCCCTAAATATGTCATTCTTTTTGGGGAAGCTTTGTAGAATCTTTGATTCCATGCTAAAGCATTCCGTATGCCCTCCAAAATGGTGCTGTGTTTTGTGTCTGTCATTTTCAAACATCTTGTGTAATTTCTGTTCCCACCTCCAGCAGTCGTATATCGTCCCCTGCCAAAGCCTCTGTATTCTTATATCGTAATTGGTGAATCCACGCCCTCTTTTTACTGCGTCTTTGAATGTTCGCCCTTTTGCGATGCCGACTTTTATTGTTTCTCGTTCCCATGTTTTCATGTTCACTAGTACTATGCCATATAGTATGCCGTCTTTTTCTTTTTCCCATGGATGGTTGTCAAAAAAGGTTTGATTATATACTCCACCACTCATTTCCATTCCCAACCTTCTTCGATTGAAGACTGGCAACCTTGTATGAAATCTCTATCTTCTTCCGAAAGAACTGACCAAAATTTACTAATACTACAACTATAATCCATGCACCCATCAGGGTCTGCAAGGTGTACATTGTTTTCCATCATAAACTCTAGTACATCAAGTTTCTTTTGTATCTTTTCTCCAAGTTTCATACTCGTTTTACTATACGAGGTATAATTTCTCCACTACGAATAACTTCTACATTACAACCTATTTCTAAGTCTAGTGCTTCAATATATCCGATATTGTGTAGAGTGGCTCTACTGACTGTTGCTTCACCAATGATACATGGCTCTAGAATTGCAACTGGTGAAACAGCACCTGACTTCCCGACATTCCATTCAACGTCCAAGAGTCGAGTAACTACTCCAGCCTGTCTTGTTTTTAGAGCGAAGCTACCTCTAGGGTGGTGTGAGGTGTAGCCTAACGATTCAAAATATTTATTAGAGTCGACTCTTACCACTTTACCGTCCTGAGGGAACATGCTGTAATCACTTGATGTGACAGGTTCAATCCCTGTGTCTGATAACCACTGCATATCAGAAACCCAACTATCTGTGATATACGGTTGGATTCCATATGCTATGAATGTCAAATCACGGGACTTAAATTCTTCTATATCTTTAAGGTTCAATGCTCCACTTGCATAGTTTCTTGCGTTTGGTATAGTCTTTGGTGCGACTACTTCTCCAGTAATCTGTGCTAACCCTTTTCCGTTTATAAATTGTGGAACTATGAATCTCATTTTATCAGTAATATCTAGACCTGCTTTACCATCACCACGAGTGAGTGCTTGGTGGAGTTCGCCATCTATGTATGTAATAGACACAGCTGCGCCGTCCAACTTGGCAGTCATAATATGTGGTTGTTCGGTGTCCCAATCTGGTTCTTTATCTTCTCCGATAAAAACTTTTTGTAATGAATACATTGGGTAAGGGTGTTGAAATCTTTCCTCACTAGAGTCGAAACCAACTTTATCTTCAAGTTCGGTATTCTCTACGAGTCTATCGTATACTTCATCAGGCAATATAGGATTGCCTTCTGCATACTTTCGATTACAATATTCTAGGTATTCTGTTTTATTCATATGAATATTATACAGAAATTTTAAGGATTTGTCAAGTATTATTTTTTCGAGCTATAAGTATATCTTATCGAGAACTTCTTTGAAATGAGTTTCTAGCACTCCTTTGACTTCAGAGATTGAAAGTATTTCGACTAATGCCTCAAATAGTCCACGACTATTATCAAAATCTAAAGGCATGGCAATACCATCCCTTGTGGGTTTCCATTCTTCATCAAAGTCTTGATAATACTTTCTGATGTGTAAGTATTCTGTCCCACGAAAAGTATTTATCATAACAAAGATTTTTTCATGTTTGTCTTCGTTATGTGCTATTTCTTTTTCGTAAACAGGTGGTGCGTTATGTAATTCTATCATTTTTCAGTATCTTCGCTAAAGGAACGATAGATGTTACATTTTCAGGAACTAATAGTCTGTACGAATCCGTATCCCAACAGAACAAGAGTACTTGATGTTGGTTTGGTTTTGCACGATTCTTTTTCTCCTGTATATACTTATTGTCAAAATCGCTAGTGCAAACGTTATATTTCATTCTGCGACTATTTTGACTTCTGTATGTGACGATGGCATCACCAGCATCATCCAATTTCCTAACAAAATCGTCTTTTTTCATGCGTTTCCTTGTGGGTAGTTAATATCTATTACCGTCCCATCATGGTATCGCCTTACAAGGTCCTTCTGTTAGATATAAAAATACTCAGGGAGGTTGCCCTCCCCAAGATTTCAGGGGTATTAATCGTTTAGTTCGTTGATTAATGTAGCGAAATATACAGCTGCTTTACCTGTAAGTTTACCGATAATAGCTGCATCAGGCTCTTTACCTGCATCGCTAATAGCGGCAGTCAACTGTTCTTGTGCTGCAGCAACATTTACTCTGCCACCACCAGTTCCGCCACTGCTTGATTTAACAGCTGGAGTTTTCTTTACATATACTCCTGCTTTAGTAAGAATCATTCTGACACCATTTGGGCTCTCGCCTAATTCTTCAGCAATCATCTTAACAACTTCCATACTGTTTTCTGGAGTTGGTTCTTCTGCAGTATACATCTCTACTGCCTGAGCTTTAGCTTCGTCTGTCCACGCCATAGTTCTTTTCCTTTTTAATGTGTAGTTTTTAGTGTATTCGGCAAGAGTATAAGTATTACGATACCCTGGACACCAACCTGTGGTATCTAGCATTTGTTGGTAAAATCTGTCACTCATTGCTTATTTCCTTAATATAAATATATTATACAAGAAGTTTGGGCATGAGTCAAGAACTATTTTTTAATAGCTATAGCCGTATCGCCTTAGTTCAGCCGAGTACAGCTTATTAACTAACTGAAGGCTTTTTAATGTATACCACTGTTTCCAATCGGTAATGTGTCTTTGACCTTCCATTACTGAAATATCTTTTGGATGTAGATTTAAAAGTTTGAGTTCATTTTCCCAATCTTTGAAATCAATGAAGTGGTCACAGTCTTTATAAAGCACTGTTTGTTTTAATAGATATCCACTGTTCAACCAGTTATTAAAACCAATCCAATCCATACCATGAAAATAATGAAATACTGCTCGTTCATATGTGTTTCTTACTACAGCAATCTTTTCATTATTATACTCTAGTATCAAGGATTGATTCATCATTTTATTCTTCTCCTAATAATCCTCTTTCAAAACCTCTTTGAAATCTTTTCTTTATATTGTCGTCAAGCATGGCAGGTAGTAAGAATACTACTACTAAAAAAGTCATTATTGCCAATACTATAAAACATAATATTCTCCACTGATAAACAATATTATCCTCTGGTAGTCGTTTCATCACAGGCAGAAATATTGTCCACAGTTGTACTAGCCACGCAGAAATATACGCAGCAATTATGTATTCCATAATTTTTCCTTATATCTACATATAGTCTTGTAGATGTCTTAGACTGCCCATATCATAAGCTGGTAGTGCATGGTATTTACCTGCAAAACTTAGATGTGGAAAGTACGTTTTTTCTA